CTGTTCCTCTCTCCCTGATACCCCCCAGGGGTACCCTCCTGGGACTAGGAGGTTCTGATGCCGCCTCGTGAGCGCCTTCTGCAGCCCGCTGACGCCACGCTGGCCCACGCTGTGGCTGGGGTCCTGGCTGAGGTGCCCCTCGACCCGCGTGACGCCGCTGCGCGGCTCCTGGCGGGGAAGCTTGCGCACGCGATCGACGACGCCGAGGACCAAGACGCGGCGCTGAAGGATCTCGGGCCGAAGCTGCTCGCGGTGCTCGTCGAGCTGCAGTGCACGCCGCGGGCTCGGGGCGTGAAGGGGGTGGGGTCTCGTGGGCCGTCCCGGCTCGACGCGCTCCGTGGTGCTCGGGCGAACTGAGCCGCGGCTGGCGACCGAGCCGCTGCGCCGCTTGACGAAGCGGACGACGCTCGGGTTCGAGGCGGCCGAGTTCTGCGAGTCGGTGCTCGGGATGGATCTGTTGCCGTGGCAGCGGTGGTGGCTGCTGCACGCGCTCGAGGTGGACGACGGGGGCGGGTTCCGGTTCCGGACGGTCGTCACGCTGATGGCCCGGCAGAACGGCAAGACAACGTTGTTGAAGGCGTTGGCGCTGTGGGCGATGTACCTGGGCCGGGCCCGCCTCGTGCTGGCCGCGGCGCAAAGTCTCGATATCGCCCGGGAAAGTTGGCAGGGCGCTGTCGACATGACGCAGGGTGACCCGGATCTGGCCGGTGAAGTGGAGACGATCCGGCGGGCGAACGGTGAGCAGGAACTGCGGCTGACGAACGGTGCCCGGTACCGGATCACGGCGGCGTCGCGGTCCGCGGGTCGGGGCCTGTCCGTGGACCTGTTGATCCTCGACGAGTTGCGGGAGCACAGGGATTGGCTAGCGTGGGGTGCCCTGTCGAAGACGACGATTGCCCGCCCGAACGGCCTCACGGTGGCGATCTCCAACGCGGGCGATGATCAGTCGATCGTGTTGAACGCGCTGCGGGACTCTGCTCTCGCGGGCACCGACCCAAGCCTCGGGCTCTTCGAGTGGTCAGCGCCGGATGGTTGCGACCTGGACGACGTGGACGGCCTCGCGCAGGCGAACCCGGCCCTCGGTGTCACCTTGCCGTTGCAGGCGCTGGTGTCGGCGCGGTCGACGGACCCGGCTGCCGTGTACAGGACGGAGTGCATGTGTCAGCGGGTTGACTCCCTCGCCGATGTCGCGGTCCCGGCGGATGCGTGGGCGGGGTGCATGGACCCGGCGATGACGCTGGACGGTCTGCGGGACCGGGTCGCGGTGGCCGTGGACGTCGCACCGGACCTCGGTCACGCGACGCTGGTGGCTGCAGCGGTGGGCGCCGATGGCCGGGTGCGGGTGGAGGCGGTCGCCTCGTGGGGTTCGACGGGCGCGATGCTCGCCGACCTGCCCGGGTGGGTGGAACGGATCAAGCCGCGGGCGCGGGGGTTCTTCCGTGGCCCGGCGGACGCTGTCCGGGTGGACCTGGAGAACTTCGGGTTCGAGGCGATCGCTGAAGTGGCGCCGGCCTGTCAGGGGTTCGCGGAGCAGGTGACCGGGCGCCGGCTACTGCACGCCGGGGACGGGCTGCTCACCAGCCACGTGACCGGCACGAAGCGTTACCCGGTCGCGGATGGTTGGCGGTTCGTGCGTCGCGGGGTCGGGCACTGCGACGCCGCCTACGCCGCCGCGGGTGCGACCCATCTGGCCAGGACGCTGCCGGTGTCGGTGGGTCGGCCACGGATCCTCGTCGCCCGCTCCGCTTGATACCTGTACCGGGTAGGAGTATGGGATACTGCGGGCTGTGGGTATCTGGCCGTGGCGTCGTCCGGCCTCTCGTGCTGACCTTGGGGTCGACCCGGCGGTGCCGTCACAGCGGCAGGCGTTCACTGTGACGGTGCCGCCGGAGATCAGCGGTCTGTGGCTGTCCAACTCGGCGGTGCTGCGGGTGTCCCGCACCGACGCGCTGTCCGTCCCCGCGGTCCTGAGGTGCCGGAACCTGATCGCGGGTGGTCTCGGTGTGCTGCCGCTGCACCTGGTCGACCCGGACCGGAAGGTGGTCCCGTCGAACCTCCTCGACCAGCCCGAGCAGGGCGTGGCCCGCTCCGTGTCCATGACGATGGTCTTCGAGGACCTCCTGCTCGAGGGGATCGCCTGGTGGCGGGTCCGGAAGTTCGCGTGGACCGGGTACCCGGAGACGGTGGAGCGGGTCGAGCCGGGCCGGGCCACCGTCCAGCAGAACGGGCAGGTCCTCATCGACGGCCGCCCGGTCCCCGACTCGGAGCTGATCCGGTTCGACTCCCCGAACCCTGGCCTGTTGACCGTCGCGGCCCGGGCGATCCGTTCGGCTCTGCTCCTCGACCAGGCCGCCGCCAGGTACTCCGCTGAGCCGTTGCCGTCCGGGTATTTCGAGCCGCGGGAAGGCGCCGACCCCGCCGACGACGACACGGTGCAGGAACTTCTCGACTCGTGGGCGACGGCCAGGCAGTCCCGGGCCACCGCGTACATCCCGGCCGCGTTGAAGTATTCGCCGTTGCAGTGGTCACCGGAGCAGCTGCAGCTCGCCGACGCCCGCCAGCACGCCGTCCTGGAGATCGCCCGCGCCGCCGGGGTGTCGCCCGAGGACCTCGGTGTGTCCACCACGTCCCGCTCCTACAGCAACTTGGAGATGGACGAGCAGAAGTTCGTCACCGAGACCCTGTCCCTGTACGGGCAGGCCGTCGCTGAGCGCCTCTCCATGGGTGATGTGACGCCCCGCGGCTACCGGGTGCGGGTCGAGTACGCGGGCCGGTTGCGGACCGACACGAAGGGCCGTTACGAGGCGTACCAGTTGGGCCTCGACGTGGGTGCCCTCGGCGAGGACGAGATCCGCGAGCTGGAGGACAAGCCGAGGCTGCCGGCGTCGCAGAAGCCGGAGCCGGCACCCGTACCCGTGCAGCCGCAGGAGGCACCCGTGCAACAGTCCGCGTCGCGGGCCGACGTCGAGGCATTCACCGCGCAGGGCGAGACGCTCACCCTCACGTTCGCGCCGTCCGACGTGGACGAGTTCCGGGCTGACCCGGTGGCACGCACCGTGTCCGGGATGCTGCTCCCGTACAACGTGCAGACCGTGGACGGCCGGCGGATCCGCTTCGCTCCCGGTTCGGTGGAGTGGCAGAAGGCCGCGGTGTCACGGGTCAAGCTGGACCGGGAGCACGACCTGGGCAAGCTGCTCGGCTCCGCGACGAAGGTCGCCTCCAGCGACAAGGGTGTCAGCGCGGCGTTCAAGGTGGCGAAGACCCCCGCCGGTGACGAGGCCCTCGCTCTGGCCGCGGACGGTGCCCTCGACGGCCTGTCCGCGGTCGTCAGCATCACCGACGCCATCCCGGACCCCGTCAACGAGGGCGGAACCCTCGTCACGTCGGCCCGTCTCGTCCGGGCCACGCTCACCGCCGAACCAGCGTTCGACGACGCCCGACTCACGGACGTCGCACTCACATCCCGCACCGTCGAACAGGAGAACACCGTGCCCGACAACGACCAGGGCGGGACCGCAACCGTGACCGCCCCCGACCAGACCGCCGCGTTCACCGCGGCCGTCGAGGCGTTCACCGCCGCCGTCGCTCAGTTGGCCGCACCGCAGGGCCGTGAGGTGGTCCCCGCCGGCCGCGCCCTCGGGTTCGCCGTGACCGAGGCCCCCGTCTACTCCTTCAGCGGTCACGGTGACTCGCTGGTGCGTGACGCGTGGAACGCCCGGCAGAACGGTGACCCGGACGCCGGGGCCCGGCTGCGGAAGTTCACCGCGCAGATGGCCGAGTTCGCGACCGTGAACCGCACCGTCGGCGCGAACGTGATCCCGCCCGGCTACCGGCCCGACCTGTTCGTGCCGCAGCTGCTGCAGGGCCGCCCGCTGATGGACATGCTGTCGCGTGGAACCCTCACCGACGCAACACCGTTCACGATCCCGCGGTTCGGGTCCGCGACCGGCGCGACCGCCGACCACGTCGAGGGCACCAACCCGGCCGACGGCACCCTGGCCATGGCCACGAGCGTCACCGTGACCCCGGTCGCGGTCTCGGGCCGGTTCCGGATCACCCGGGAGATCATCGACGCCGCGAACCCCGCGATCGACGCGATCGCCGCGACCGCCCTGCGCGAGTCTTACTCCCAGCAGGTCGAAGGCAAGGCGTACACCCTGCTGAACGGCGCCAACGGGGTCGGCGGCACCATCACCGCCGGGTTCGTCCCGTCGGGTGCCGCGGTCGTCACCGCGACCGGGGTCGGTTCGACCGGCGCCGCCGGCGTCGCCCTGATCAACGCGGTCCGGCAGCAGATGGTCGAGTACCCGTTCCGCCGGTTCGCCCGCCCCGACCGGCTCGCCGCGTCCAGCGAGGGCGCGGTGTCGTTCGCGAAGGCCGTCGACTCGACCGGCCGGCCGATCCTGCCGCGGCTCGGCGCGATGAACGCCTCGGGTGAGGGCAACGCCCTGGCCGGCGTGTTCGACATGGACGGGTTGGCTGTCACCCCGGCCTGGTCGATGACCGGGAACGCTGCCGGCGACGCCGACACGATCCTGTTCAACTCCTCGGACGTGTGGGCGTGGGAGTCGAACCTGCTGTCGTTCCGGTACGAGGAAGTCGCGGGCCCCGCGAACATCGACCTGGCCGTGTTCGGCTACTTCGCTGCCGCGATCATCCGGGCGGCCGGGTTCTCCGCGGTCCGGCTCACCGTCACCTGATCCCCTGATCCCAGCGGGGACGGTGCGATCGTCGGCTCCCCGACCCCACTCGGCCCTGACCCTACGAGCCGTCCCCGCTGGCACCACCCGGAAGGAGGCACGTCGTGGCGATCGGACTGTCGACCACCCTGATTCAGTCGCTGCTGAACACGCTGCGGAACGTCTCCTACGTCGAGACCGCCGTCTACGTGAAGCTCCACACCGGTGACCCGGGCGCGGCCGGTTCCGGGTTCCCGGCGAGCGAGACGACCCGGAAGGCGGTCACGTTCAACGCCCCGTCCGGCAACTCGATGGCGCTCGCATCGTCGGTGCAGTGGACGTCGTGGCCGGGTGCCTCCGATGTCCTCACGCACGTCTCGCTGTGGGACGACCCGACCGCGGGGAACTTCCTGTGGTCCGGTGCCCTCGCCGCGTCGAAGACCGTCAACTCCGGCGACACGTTCACCCTGTCCACCCTCCCGGTGTCCTTCACCCCGCAGGCGGCCTGACATGTCCCGTTACGGTGCCGGCGCGTCCCGGGTGGGGATCAACACCGCCGACTCGGTGTACTTCCAGCTGCGGCCCACCACGACCGCGCAGCGCCTCAAGGTGTTGGAGATCGTGGTCGGGATCGCGGCCGCGCCGACGACTGCCCCGTCCCTGTACCTGACCCGCTCGACCGCTGTGGGCACCTCCACGGCGACCCTGGCCGGTCTACCGCTCGACCCGGCGGATGCCGCCGCGATGGGCACGTTCGACTCGACGTGGTCGGCGGCCCCGACGATCACCGCCGCGAACAAGCTGCAGGTCGGCGCGCTCGCGGTGACCGCCGGCGGCGCGTGGGTGTGGTCGTTCCGGGACTGGCCGCTGGTGATGGCCGCGTCGACCGGCGCGGGACTGTGCATCTGCAACGCGAACGCTTCCGGCGCGACGACCGGCACGTTCGTCGCGTCGATGCTGTGGCAGGAATGACCCGATGACGTATCGCGTGGTCCCGGCGACGGGCGGGCGGTCCCCGACGAACACCAACCCGGGGTTCCGGTTCTGGCCGGCTCGGGCCGCCCTGCTCGCCGGCCCATCCGAGGCTGCCTCCCGTCGTGTCGCCGCACCCGTGGAGGGTCCACCGTCCGGTGACGCCACCCTCGACGGGGTCGGGTCGCTGACCGCGTCCGGGCTGGTCGACCACATCGCCGGCGGAAC